CGGACGATGATTGAGCAGACGTGGCAGCTCAAGCTCGACGATTTTCCTGTCGGGCCGATTGTGCTGCCGAAGCCGCCGCTCATCTCGACGACGACGGAGACGGGTCTGGTCATCACGTACACCGACACGGCCGGAGACGCGCAGACATGGTCAGAGGCGTTGTACTCCGTGAGCGCACCAGCCGGGGCGTGGGCTGGTCCGGGGCAGATTGAACCGATTTACGGGGAGAGCTACCCGTCGACGCAGGACATCCCCAACGCGGTGACGGTGCAGTTCGTCGCGGGCTACGGGGCGGCGGCGGCAGTGCCGGCGGGCATCAAGGCCGGCATGAAGCTGCTGATCGGGCATTGGCACGAGCATCGGCAAGCGGTGACGCCGGTGAGTATGAGCGAGTTACCGCAGGGGGTCGCGGCCCTCTGGTGGCCGTTCAAATCATGGTAACTGTGGCGGCCTAATGGACATCGGATCACTGCGGCATCAGGTTCGGCTCGAAACGCCGACGACCACGGCGGACGGCGAGGGCGGGTATACGACGACGTGGGCACTGCTCGGCGTGGTCTACGCGGCCATTGAACCGGCGACCCAGCGTAGCCTCGAGCGGTTGGTGGCGAATGCGGTGAGTTCGGACGCGAGCCATGTCGTGACGGTGCGCTATCTGGATGGCGTGACGACGAAAACGCGCGTGCTGTTTCTCGGACGGGTGCTGAATGTTGTCGGGATTCAGAACATCGAGGAACGCAACGAGATTCTGCGGCTGGCGTGTACGGAACAGGTGAGCTGATGCCGAACCGTGTGACGTTTGACGGGCTGGCGGAATTTAAGGCGGAACTCAGGAATCTGCCGGCCCATCTGCGCGACGAGGCGGACGGCATCGTGTTGAGCGCGGTAAACACGGCCAGCCGAGAAGTCGTGGATAAGTACCCGACCGTCACGGGCAATCTTAAGGATGGCGTGAAGGTGATCAAGGCTGAGGCGGGCGCGTTCGGGGTGGTCTACGCACTCAAGAGCATGGCCAACCACGCGCATCTATATGAATATGGCACGCAGGCTCGGCAGACGGCGCTCGGCTACAACCGTGGCCCGATGCCCGCGAAGCCGACCGTAGTCCCTGTCGCGATTCGGCATCGTCGCCAGATGTATGACGAACTCATGGCGATGCTCCGGCGCGAAGGGTTCCAGGTGACGGGCAATGTCCGATAGTTCCGACGTGGACGCGGCGGTCGTGACGAAGCTCTCAGGTGATGCGACCCTGATGGCGCTGACGACCGATGGCGTGTTTATGGACGTGAGTGCTAGCGGAGAAACGAAGTTCGTGATCGTCTCGCAAGTGGCCCACGAGGATGACTACGTGTTCGACGGGCGGGTGTGGGAAACGTTTACGTATTTGATCAAGGCCGTGGATCGGAGTACGAGCGGCGCGACGGTGAAAACGGCGGCGGCGCGGATCGACACGCTCTTGCAGGACGTGGCGCTGACGATTACCGGCTACGGGCACTTACTGACGCGGCGGACGGAGCGCGTGCGGTATACGGAGGTTGATTCCGTGGATGCGGATATTCGCTGGCAGCATCGCGGTGGTTTATATCAGGTGGTAGCGGCGCCCACGTCATGAAGCTGATGCAGATTCCCGAGGCGCTTGATCCGGTGGAGCAGGCGAAGGCGAGCCGCCGGCTCTGCGTGGGGTGTGGCCAGTGGCCGTTGATCTACTGGAAAAACCTCGACGCGGACCCGCGCGCGATTGCGGACATCTACGAGCGCGTGCCGCCGTTGCCGTTCGAGGATGAGTCGCTTGATGAGATTTTCGCGGGGCACTTTCTGGAGCATCTGACGCGCGAGGATGGCCGCGAGTTTCTGGCTGAGTGCTATCGCTGCCTGATACCAGGAGGGCGGTTAGGGATTGTGGTGCCGGACACGCGCGAGGTCATGACGCGGTGGTTAGCTGGTGCGCTCGACTGCGTCGAGTATCCGGTGGGGCTCTATCACGCGGTCGCTGACCTCGACGATGTGTGCGCGCTGTTTCTCTACCACACGGCCGACCCGACTGATGAGTCGCCCCACCTGTGGGCGTACGACCTCGGCACGTTGGGGCGGGCGATGGAAGCGGCTGGATTCGTGATCACCGGCGAGATTGACCGCTACCGCGATCCGAGGCTGGGAACCGGCCAGTGGTTTCAAGCGGGTCTTGATGCGATGAAACCGGAGGCGGGCGCGTGAGATTATTCGACGTGGCGCCATATACAGATGCATTCAACTTTGCGCTCAAAACTGGCCCTGTCCATACGTTGATAGTATCACAGGTTGCTACGTGAAGGCCCTATTAATAAGTCCTGGTGCGTCATGGTCCACGGCGGACGTTTCTGCCGGCTTGCGTTACGGGCTCGCGCAGCATGGCGTGGAGATTGTGGACTACAACCTCGACGTGCGGATTGACCGCTCGTCGCGCTGGCTCTACTACAACTGGCGCAGAACGAAGAAGGTCAACCCGGCGATCGAGAAGCCGAATCACGCGGACGTGTTCTATCAGGCCGGCGTCGGCGCCCTCGAGCGCGGGTTGCGGCATCAGGTGGACGTGGTCCTCGTCGTCTCGGCCATGTTCCTCCACCCCGACGTGATCACCCTGATGACGCGGGCCGGGCTGCGCGTAGCTATCTTGTTCACTGAGTCGCCCTATGATCAGGCGAAAGAACTCGACGTGGCGAAGATGGTCGATGGCTGCTGGACGAACGAGCGGTCATCCGTCGAGGCGTTCCGCGCCGTCAATCCACGAGCCGGCTATCTGCCCCATGCGTGGCATCCCGAGCGTCATCGGAATGGGCCGCAACCGGGCGATGAACTGGTGCGTGCCCATGATGTCGTGTTCGTTGGCTCCGGCTTTCAGGACCGGGTCGAGTGGTTGACCTCGATTGACTGGACGGGGATTGACCTCGGGCTGTACGGCTCGTGGCAGGGGTTGACGAAGCGCCATCGGCTGCATCGGTTTCTGGCCGGTGGAGTCACGGACAACGCGATGACGGCCGCGCTCTATCGCCGAGCGAAAATCGGCCTGAATCTCTACCGCACGTCGAAGGGCTGGGGCCGGCAAGCGCCACGGATCGCGGTAGGTGAAGCGGAGAGCCTGAACCCGCGGGCGTATGAGTTGGCGCGGTGCGGGGTGTTTCATTTGAGCACGGCGCGGGCGGAGATCACAGAGGTATTCGGCGATCTGGTGCCGACATTCTCGACGGCGTTCGAGGCGTCAGCGCTTATTCGGTGCTGGCTAGCCGACCCTGATGGTCGAGCTAGGATTGCGGCACAGCTTCCGGCCTGTGTGGCCGAGTCGTCATGGGTCGAACGGGCGACCCGTGTCATTGGGGATTTGCAAACATTGCTGCAATCACAGGCAGCGTAGGAGCGACACATGCCACGGGCACCTTATCACGGGGGAAAATCGGTCATCTACGGCAGCCCGGACGGGACTGGGGTCGCCGTCGTGATGATCTCGCTGAGTTCGTGGACGCTGGACAAAGCGACCGATACGGTCGAAGTGACGGCGTTCGGCGACGACAATAAGGTCTATGTTCAGGGCCTGCCGGATATCAAGGGCACGATTTCCGGGTACTTCGATTCGGGCGCGGATGCGCTATTTGACGCGGCTGATTCGGCCGATGGAATCAAGCTGTATCTCTACCCGAGTTCGCTGTGTCCGACGGTGTACCACTACGGGCCGGCGTGGGTGAGCGCGTCGATTGCGACGGATGTCAAGGGCGCGGTATCCGTGTCCGGGTCGTTCGTGGCCAATGGCAGTTGGGGCAGGAAACCGGCGTAAACCATGCCGTCGTCGATTACAATGTCGGGCATCGCGGGTACGTGCCGCTGGGGCTATCGCACGGTGGCGGAGGTCCGCGACTGGACGCTGGTGCATGAAGCCGGCGCACGCATCTTGACGGCGACGGTCGTGACGCATGATGCCTTTGGGGTCTCGCAACGGCCCCTGACGTTCACGGCCCCGTATGACGGCGGGGCGTGGACGTGGACTGTTGAGACGTTGCAGATTGAGGGCGCATCGCTCACGGCGGTGCTTGGCCCGCGGGGGTGATGTATGGGGCGGTGTCGATTCGTGCAGCCGGAGACCGTCCGGCTCTCGCTGTCGGATGGCGAGTTCGTGGACATCAAGAAAGAACTGAACGCGGGCGAGCAGCGGCGAGTCTTCGCCGGACTCGTCAAGCACATGGGCGCGGGGGAGACAATCGAACTCGCGCCTGAGCAGGTGGGCCTCACGAAGCTGCTGGCTTATCTCATTGGCTGGTCGTTGGTCGATGCGAACGAGAAGCCCGTGCCGGTCAACGAAGGGGCCATCAACGCGCTCGACTCTGAAACCTACGCCGAACTCGTCGCGGCGATTGACGCACACGAGGAAGCGGTCGAGAAGGCGCGGGCGATGAGAAAAAACGCCCAGAATGGCGAGAGCAGGTCGAATCCGACCTGACGATTGCCAAGGCGATGGGCTGGCGCTACGAGTGGGTCGGAGAATTGCCCGTGGATGTGTACGGCGTGCTGATTGAGATGCTGAGCCGAAAGGACGAGTAACCCTGTGGCAGTCTCAGCTCGCTTTGTTGCGGACTTTTCTGATTTTTACAGCGCCGTCCAGAAGGCGGAAGTCTCGCTGCGCTCGTTCGAGACGGGCGCGGGCAAGGTCGAAACCTCGCTCACCCGCATGGCGAATAGTCTGAGCGGGACTACCACCATCCAGCAGGCTACGCTCATGACCGAGGCGGTCGCGCGTGTGGGTGGAGCGACGACGCTGACCGCGGCCGAACAGTCACGAGTGAACCGCACGGTGACGGAAGCCATTGCCAAATATACCGCGCTCGGTCAGACGGCGCCTAAATCGATGATGGAACTTCAGGCGGCGACGAATAAAGTCGCGGCCTCTGGGACGAAGGCAACGAGCACGCTCACGACGATGGGCGTGGCGATTGGCTCATTCATCGGCACGACGGCCACGATTGCGATGTATTCGTTGGTGAGTGCGCTGAAGGGGTTTATCGCTGAGGGGGCCAAATTACCAGGGATCGAGCGGTCATTTCAATCCCTGGCGGTTGGCGTGAACGTGAGCGCGGACGAGATGTTGGCGGCGATGCGTCGGGCCTCGTTGGGGATGGTGCAAGATGCCGACCTGATGCTGAGCGCGAACAAGGCGATCCTGCTCGGGTTGCCGGTGACGGCTCAGGAGATGGGGAAGCTTGCCGAGACCGCCACCATGCTCGGTAGGGCGATGGGCATGGACGCGACGACGGCTCTTGACGACTTAATCAAGGCGTTGGGACGGTCGAGCCCGATGATCCTCGACAACCTGGGCCTGACGGTCAAGGTTGGTGAAGCCAACGAAGCGTATGCCGAGACGTTGGGGAAAACGTCGGCCGCGCTGACTGATGCCGAAAAGAAAACAGCCTTTTACGTTATGGCGCTCGAGAAGGCCGACGAAAAGATACGCGACCTTGGAGACCAGCAACTGACCTTCGCGGACATGGCCTCGCAGGCGTGGACGACCGTAGCGAATGCCGTCGTCAAGACCTCGAGCGTGATGAATATCGCGCTTGGAAAATACATCTCCTATATGAAGGAGGTGTCGCTCGGTAATCAGGTGGCGAAGCATTTGGAGTTTTTAGATGTCACGCTACCGAAGGTGGCGGGGGCGGTCGGGACGGTGGGCGAGACGTATAAAGTCGCGGACCTGCAAGCCAAGGCGTTCACCCTGAGCGAATCAGAACTGGCCGGGGTGATGAACCAACTCTCGACGCCGGCCGTGGTCACGCAGACGGCCGCGGTTTACCAGTTAGCGACGGCGATGAAGGGGCTCTCGAATGATTTCGTCAACGCCGGAACCGCGGTTGAAGTCAACCTCGCGCCGATGGCTCAGGTTGCGGAGGATACGACATTTTTTGCGGAGCAGGCGAAGTGGGCGGCTGAGCAGGAAGCCTTCCTTGCTGAGCAGGCGAAGGGCCTGACACCTGAAGTCGCGGCGGCGGATGGGGCGGTCAAGGAGGCCGGCGGGACGCTGCAACTCTACGGGCAGACGGCGAATACGGTGACAGGCACGGTCGGCATACTCGGGCAGGCATTTAGCTCGACTGGCCAGACCATCCACGCGACGACGGAAGAGGTCCGCGCGGGACTGCGGGCGATGTATGACGCCTACGAAGCGGCGGGGATTTTCGTGCATGGCGCCTGGGATCAGTTTGCCCCACCTGGGGGCTTCCCCGCTGGCGGGTCTATTCCCGGCTTCGCTAACGGCGTGTCGAACTTCAGCGGCGGGCCGGCGATTGTCGGCGAGCGCGGGCCGGAGCTCGTCAATCTGCCGCGCGGGTCGAGCGTGACGCCAAATAGCGCGCTGGGTGGGGTGTCGGTGTCGGTCTCGGTCGATGCGCGCGGGAGTTTCTTCGATACGCCGACAGGACAGGCGCGGTTCGCCCGGATGATCTCCGACGCCATTGATAAAAAACTGCGGAGCGGCGGGATTGCCGTGGGGCGAGCCTGATGGGGTTTTTGGTCGCGGGTCAACAGGCGCCGCAACAGAGCATCCTCGGCGGGTTTCGGCTCGCGGCGGCGCGGCTCGGCGGGTACTACCCGCACGTCGTCATCACGATCAACGGCACGACGCGGACGACGAGTTGCCGGATTGACAGCCTCTCGATTACCGAATACGAAGGCGGCACACCAAATGAGGCGCGGCTACGGGTGTCCGGCTTCGTCCCGAGCTACGGGCATGAGATCAAGATCGGGATACAGACCATTACGCCGAGCACGGCGCTGGTGTTTGCAGGACACATCATCGGGATCGATCAAATCACCGAAGCGGGTGATGCGGCCAATGTTGCGTATGACCTGACCTGCCTCGATTACACCTGGTTCCTGAACCGGCGCAAGGTGTCAAAACAATACCTGAGTCAGAGTGCCACGGCTATCTTACAAGATCTGATCGACACGTTCACGAGCGGGTTTACGTACGTGAATGTCGAGGCTGGGCTGACCACCATCGATGAAATCACGTTCACAAATGAGGATGTGTCCGACGCGATCGACCGCGTCATGAAGCGGATCGGCGGCTACTGGAAGATGGATTATGGGAAGGATCTGCACGCCTTCTTGACGGCTGGCGAATCGGCCGGCAGCGTGACCGATGCGTCGCCTCGAACCGCTGAAATAGACAGCTTCGCGATCACGCGGGATTTGTCACAGGTGCGGACGCGGTACTTTGGCGAAGGCATGGGATCGCAGGTGCTCGCAAAATGCGCGGCGGGTGAAACGATTCTTCCGATTGAAGAATCCGTGGCGTTCAATGCGGCCGGGGGGATCGCCAAACTGGGCCACCAGTTGATCACCTATACCGGGACCGTCGCCAGCGGCACCGGATGTACGGTGGCGGGACTTCCGCAATCGCCATCAGCCCTGACGGCGGCGCAAACGGCAGACGTGTACGGCAAGGTCGATCTTGGCGCCCGGACGTACAAAGTCAGCTTTATCGTGAGCGGCGAAGAATCAGACGTCTCATCAGCTAGTGGCACCGTCACGATTACGGCGATGTCGGCGCCCGGAGCCTGTACGTCGGCGGTGGTGGCGAATGAGTACGGCCGATTGACGGTGGGTAGCGCCTATTTCTACAAGGTGGCCTTTGTCAACGCGAACGGTGAGACCTTACCAGGTACGGCGTCCACGACCTTGACGATCACCGCAGTCTCGGCGCCTGGGGCCTTGACTGCGGCTGTCGCAAGTGGCGTCAGCGGAAACCTCTCCATCGGGACCGTGTACTACAAAGTGTCGTTGATGAATGCCTATGGCGAGACGCTAGTAGGCACAGCAAGTAGCGCCGTGACCATCACGGTTGTTACGCCGCCCTCGCAAACCGCGACTTCTTTGGCGGCGACGACTGGCGGAAGCATGACGCCGAGCCAGACGTACTCCTACTACATTACGTACGTTGATGTCGATGGAGAAACGGAGTTCGGCGGCAGCTATAAACAGGTCACACTTGGTGGTTCCGATAATGCCGTGAACCTCACGACTATCCCTACATCAGCCGATGGGCGGGTGACTAGTCGCCGTATTTATCGCACGGCTGGAGGGGAAGCTCCCTCGTCATCTTACCTCAAGCTGATCGGATCTATCCCGGACAACGCGACCACAACATTCTCAGACACGATGGGGGATGATAGTCGCGGTGTCTCAGTCCCTCTTTTAAATACCACTGGGTCTGGACAAGGGTCACTGACGAACATTCCAACATCCGCCGATGGGCGCGTGACGGCCCGTCGTATTTATCGCACAAAGGCAGGCGGGAGTATCTATTACGCCGTTACAACAATCAACGACAATGCCACGACGACGTACACCGACAACAAAGCGGATGGAAGCCTCAGTGACACGGTACCAGATGCAGATACCATCAGTGGCGGGCAGGTCTCGTTGTCGGTGATCCCCACCGGTCCGGCTGGGACGACAAAGCGGCGGATCTACCGCACGCTGGCGGGCGGGTCCGAGTACAAGTTTCTGAAGGCGTTGGCCGACAATGTGACCACGGTCTACACGGACAACACGCCTGACACATCCTTGGGCGAACCGGCACTGACCGTGAGCACGGCGGACGGCGGGCAGGTCTCGTTGTCGGCGATCCCGACTGGGCCGACGGGCACGACAGCTCGCAAGCTCTATCGTACGATTGCCGGCGGTACAGTGTACAAGTATCTCGATACCGTCGAAGGTAACGTGACCACCACATACGCTGATAACAACGCCGACAGTAGTCTTGGCGCGGAAGCGCCAACCGCGAGCGGCATCAGCACGCCGGCCGCAGCGACCACTCTTCGCGTGGACGATCTTTCTCTTTTCTCTGCTTCAGGTGGGTGGGTGCTATCGAGCAACCAAGTGATCCGCTATACGGGGCGGTCTGGTGCCAGCGGCGAAGGCACGCTGACGGGTATCCCGGCCAGTGGAACCGGAGCCGTCGTCGCTGCGATCAAGGCCGGGGCGGAAGCTCTCGTGTCCCCGCAGTTGACGGGCGTGCCGGCGTCTGGCGCGGGCGCGATTGTGACGACCGTGAACACTGGCGACGAGATCAATCTCGTCGTGCAACGCGACGATGCCGGCAGGCAAGCGACCCTTGCGGCGCTGACCGGCGGCGATGGGATCGTGGAGGACTGGATACATGACCGGCGGTTGTCCGAGGACGAAATGACGGCGCGGTGTGATGCGGCACTGGAACTCAACGGCGACCCGGTTGTGACGGTGGCATGGACCACGCGCGATCCGAGCGTGAAGGCGGCGCGAAAAGTGACGTTCAGCTTAGCGGCGCCGACCAGCTTGAGTGAATCTGCGTTAAAGATTCAGCGCGTGACCATCGACCGCTTCGGGGTGAACACGACAATCTGGCCATGGCGGCGGGCGGAAGCCTCGAGCACGCGGTACAGCTTTGAGGATCTGGTGCGCCAGATCAAAGGACGGTAGGACATGGCCACCACGATCAGCCGCACTTGGTACGATACTTTAACCGACGACGACGGGTCACTCACCGTCGGCACGGCATGGGACAAGGCCGCCGTCGATTCTCTACTCGATGCCATCGATGCGTTGATTGCTGGCAATATCGTGTTCGGAGGCACGCTGTCCGCCTCCGGCTTCGGGACCATAACGAGCAGCGGGGCAATCACCGCGACTGGCGGGTTTATCTCAGATCCGACGGGCGGCACCTCGATCTGGACCTACGGGGCCGCCTCGAACGTACAGGCGATCCGCATTGTCCAAACAAACGCCGGTGGCGCCGGGGCGGGATATGGCAACAGCTTGTTTCGCATCGACAATCGGGGTAATAATGACTTTCTCTCCTTCGACAATAATGGTACAAATGCTTTCAGTGTCGGCAACGCCGGTCATGTAGAAGCCGCTGGCACGCAAACTTGGACAGCCTACGGCGCTGGCACGGCCACGTTCGATGCCAGCGGGAACATCACGTCGGTATCCGATCGCCGATTCAAGAACCGCATCCGCCCGTTGCCGTACGGCCTCGCGGAAGTGCTCAAGCTTCAGCCGATCCAGCACGGGTACAACAAGCGATCGGGCCTCGAACGGAAGCATCTTTACGGCGGGTTCAGCGCGCAGGACGTCAAGAAGGCCATGCCGCTCGCGGTCGGCCGTGACGCGCGAGGCTACCTCACGCTCAGCGATCGGCCGATCCTTGGCGCAACGGTCCACGCGATTCACGAACTACACGCGCGGCTGGCGCGGCTCGAACGGAAGGCGGCCTCGACCATCTGACATTGCCTGAATTTGCCCGTCATGGAAACAGGCGGGATCTCGGCGCGATGATCAGCTTATTGAATGTGGCGGTGCAGCAATTGGATGCCCGCCTCGACGCACTGGAGGCCGTATAAGTTGGGATACGTCACAAAGCTGCTGTCATGAGCGAGCCGATCGCGCTGGACCCGGCGGATTACTGGCGACTGATCGCCATGCAAGAACGCGCCCGCGCCGCGAAAGCGGAAGCCGATGTGGCCCAGTTACGCGGGCTCCTGCGCGCGCAAGCTGAAGGCGGCAAGGCTGGGGCCGTGTTCGACGAGTTGGCGAAGAAGTATAGCCTCGACGCCACAACGTCGTATCAGGCCGACGATGCGACCTGCACGATGACACCGACAGAGCAGGTGCCATAAGGGGCCTATCGCCATGAAGATCTGGTATCGGCTTGCCGGCATCGATGAGTTCACGGGGCCACGGCTCAGGCGTTATGCCTACGCGGATTTCATCGTGCGCCTCCTCATTACCATCGTGGCATTGGTGGCGTGGGGCCTTGCGTGATGAGCACCGAGGAGTTCCTGGTCCGACTGCTGCCCTGGGTGGTGGCGGCGCTCGCGCTGGGCAGTCGGCTCGTCGGGTCGGGCCGCTGGGTGGGACGCCTCGACGCCAGCTCCGGCGAGTACGCGGCGTTGCTTGCGGGGCTCCGAAGCGAGTTGCGCGGTGTGCGCGAATTATTTGAACAGACGGCGCACACGTCGATGCAGGACCGCGCGCGGATGTGGACCCGGATAGACAGCGATCACGCCAAGCACAAGCAGGCCGAGCAGAAGTTATTTGACGATGCGCTGATGTTACTGGATCGTCTTGAGGCTCGCCTTAAGGAAGATCTCCATGATCTGCGCGAGCGGGTTGATCGCCTTGAGAGAGAGAACTAATCCATGGACCTCTCGCTGATGCGCGCGCTCATTGAACGTCACGAAGGTCGACGTGCCCTGGTCTATGACGACGCGGACGGGTCGCCGCTTCAGCGGGGCCGGACGCTGCGCGGCGCACCGACGGTAGGGATCGGCCATAATCTCCTGGTCCCGCTCTCGGACGATGCGATTGACTATCTCTTCGCGGACGACCTCGTGGCGCACCTGGCGGACTGCGAGAGCTTCCCCTGGTTCGCCGCGCTGACCGACGCGCGCCAGGCGGCGGTGCTCGACGCGCACTTCAACCTTGGTGCGGGTGGCTTCCGCACGTTCCGAAAGTTCCTGGCTGCGATGGCCCGAGGCGCGTATGATGAGGCGGCAACAGAACTGCTCGATTCAGCCGCGGCACGCCAGTTGACGACCCGCTACGCGGAGTTGGCGGAGATGATTCGGCTCGGCACGTGTTACCCGGAGGATTGATATGCACCGAATCATTGCCACGATCGTCGCCCTGGGCCTGCTCGCCTGCACACCACCACGACCGCCGTCTCCTCCGCCGACACCCTCGAGGACGTTCGTCGTCACGGTGACGGGGAACGGGGCCCCGGTCGCTGGCGCTGTGGTCAGCATGAACGAAGACATGCCCGACCGCCGGGAGTTAGGGACGACCGGGCCGGACGGGATCGTGCGTGTGACGTGGACGGGACGGCTCGATATGAGCGTCGTGGCGGACGGCTACTGGCGCATGGACACATCAATTGAGGCCAGCCAGAACGCGCTCGAGGTTCCGCTCGTCGCGAGGCCGCCTCCGCCGCCGGTGGACCCGTGGGTGACAGTCACCGAGGCGCAGCTTCGGCGCTGGCGCGGCTCCATCTCAACGGTCCTCGCGGCCATCCCGTGCGGCCCTCGCCCCGGCCAGGCCAACAACGTCCTCTTCACCGACGAGTACGACTCACCCTGCTACTCGGCCGGCGACCGCGCCACGATGCGCGCGGCGTACGCGGGATACACGCACTGGCCGATCGGACCGATTGTCGGCCACGGCTACCACGGCAGCTACCCGAATAAAGACTTCCGCGCGCACCCGAACGTCTTCCTCGACCGCGTGGAGGAGCTGTGGACTGGCGGCTTCTACCCGGTGATCTTCCTGCTCCCAGACATCGGAGGCAACTCTGGGGCAGACGGGCGGCACATCGACCGGGCCAGAATCGAAGCGAGCCTCACGCCGATCTACAAGACTTCGCGCTTCCAAGCGCTCGCTCGGGTTGTCGTCCTGGCGTGGGAGCCGGAGTATTCGGCGTCAGATTGGCAGTGGGGCGTCAAGTGGATGGCGAGAGTGTTTCCGAACGCGCTCCGCTACATTCATTTTCCGAGCGGCCACGGAGCGCCGTGCATCGGCAGCGAATTAAGCCCGTCACTCGATGAGGCCGGATGCTGGCGTGCGGTGGCCCCGTACATCCACGGATTTCTCCAACAGGAGACATGGGTTTTTGGAGGCCTGACAAACGACGGCCGCACGCCAGAAGAGGAGTTCCGCTACGATCTACTTGACATGGTGCGGCGCTTCACCTGGGGCTCGACGGGCGCCTGCCATCCGACCGCGGCGTTCGTGGCGGCCTGGGCGAAGGGCAAGCCGGCCGGACGACAACCCTGTGGATGGAGCGGCAACTGGCCGACTCGCGGCGCCGGTGGGAAGCCGATCGATGTCGTGGCCTACGAGTACGCCAGCTATTTCGTGACGACGCATCCCGACCTCGCGCCGAAGGCGGTAGACTGGGGCCGCATCGCCCTGACGTTGCCGGGCGTCGCGGGATACGGGGACGGTGGACCAAGAAACTAGGAGAACCCGATGAGACTCACGCGCGACTCGCTCCTGCTCTGGCTTCCGGTGGTCGCAGCCTTGATCACCTACCTGCTCTCGACCGACCCGCCGACCGTCTGGACGTACTATCAGTGGTTGCAGTTCGCCTCGGCCGCTGTGGCCGTGGCGAGCACGAAGCTGATGACGTCGCCGCTGAAAGGAAAAAACGACCTATGACCACCCTATCCCGTCGCTCGATACCCCTCGTGCTCGTGGGGCTCCTGGTCGTCGGCTGCGCGCTCTCAGGCACGCCGCGCCACCAGGCCACGGTCGGCGCCGTCACGCTCTACGAATCGCTTGCCGCGATCCAGGACGGCGCCGACACCCTGCACGCGGCACACGTCCTCACTGATGCGCAGCACCAGACCGTGGCGCGCGAGCTCGTACCCGTGCTCCGAGCGGGGCAGGCCGCGACGACCGCGCTGCGGACCTGGCCGAGTGGCCAGCCGGCGCCGGCCGAGCTGCGGGCGCTCGTGGAGGCTCTCGGGACGTTCGCCGAGCGCGTCGGCGACCTGCTTCCTGACAGCCCAGCCAAGGCCACCATCCTGGGGCTGTTGGTCGAGGCCCAGCAGGTCGCGTTGACCATAGTAATGTTGACCGCGTGAGGTGAGAATCATGCCCATGAACGCGACAGACATGCTCGTGTGGGTGCAGGTCGGCGGGGAGATGCTGCGGATCGGCCTGTCTTCAATTGCCCACGTGCGCGACGCGATGGCCGCCGGCACGATTAAAGCGGACCAAGCGACGCTCGCACGGCTCGAACGGCTGTACGATGAGAGGATCGCGCGAGCCGAAGCCGCCGGCGATGGCTAATCCGCTAGATGAGGCGCCGCCTTGTCCGACGTGCCACTGTCCGACGCTGACCATGCTGGTCCGTACGGTCACGCTCACGGATGGCCGACAGATGCGCGAGTACTCGTGCGATGCATGTGGGTTCGGTTGGCGTGCGATCGACCAGACACAATCGAAACCTGAAAAGTTCTCTCGTCCATGCGCGGGTTCTAAGGATGTCTAAACGCGTCCACTTCTGTTGCATCGTGTGCGGAAAAGAAAAAGAGGCTTGTCCCTCTCGCCCACGCAGATACTGTTCTCCGTTTTGTGCAAGTGCGAATAGGCCGTCTGTTGATGTTCAATTGCGATTCTGTCGACTGATTGGGTACCGAGACGACCACGACTGCTGGATTTGGAATGGAGCGTTGAGTAGTTCCGGCTACGGACTGATCGCTGTTACCGCAAACAGGCGAACGAGAAGCACCTACGCCCACCGTGTTGCATTCCAGTTGTTCCACGGCCAGGTGCGGGACGGCCTGTATGTCTGCCACCGGTGCGATAACCCAAAATGCGTGAATCCGTCCCACCTGTTCATTGGGACGCCCAAGGAGAACTCACAGGACGCTGTTCGCAAAGGCAAGTTTCACGCAGCGTGGCAGCGCAGGCACGCGAAACGAGCTGAGGATCGAGTCGGCGGGGGTTCCGGCCCCGCCGGCTCGGCGGTCCTTGTCTCAGGCCCGCGACGCGCGTCAGGCTATTCTGCGACCTTGATGTGGTGTGTGTCAAGGCTGGTCCTCCTTGACACACGGAAAAATTTGCCTATATTAAACGAAAGGCCCACGGGGTGGGATGCCCGTGGGCCTCGGATCTCTCGCGTGGTCTAATCACGCTGGAGCCGGCAGGTATTGTGGCCTGCTGAGCCCACCCTACCAGATCACGTAGTTTTCCGCAACGCATCCCCGCGCTGGGTGACCTGCATAAATGCCAACACCTGAAGTGATTGAGCGGCGACGAATAGCAGCTCGGCTAAAGGCTAGGCGCCGTTATCGGACCAATTCTCGACGGCGTGAACACGAAAAGTCTAAAGCGAAGGCGTGGTACTACGCGCATCGCGCGGAGGCCATTGCCCGACAGCGGGCTTGGCAAGCTGCCAATCCTGATCACGTTCGCGCTGCTAAACACAACGTTCGGGTTCGCCGCGAATACCAGATGGCAGATTGGAAGATGACCGCAGAAGATCTGCGCAAGTTAATCGAACGAGATGTCGTGTGTTATTTATGCAAAAGGGTTAATCAACAAGACACAAACTCAATAGATCACGTCATCCCGTTGGCTCGTGGGGGTTCACACAGTTTCGATAATCTCAGGGTTGTGCATTCGAAATGCAATATGAGAAAAGGCGCTCGGCACCCTGGCCAGCGTCCGTAACCCCCAGGGCCATCAGGGAAAGAAGTCCCGGCGTGTACCGGTGGGAAAACTGGACGTTCCCTTGGCACGTCGGCCGGTCGAAAAAAGATCTTCCCTCTGTTGATTTCCCTTGACACGCGATATCCCGGTCTGTATATGATATCTGCATGACCAAGACGACTGCTAGTATTTCGGATGATCTGCTCGCGTTGTACAGCGGGGATGGGCGGTGGCGCGTGGCCGTGATCGAAGCTTACTTCGACGAGTCGGCCAAGATTCTTATCGGCAAACCAGTCTATGCCGTGGGGGCGTTTTTCGGGACGCGCGATGAATGGCGACATTTCGAACAGATCTGGCAGCCAGTGCTAGACGTCGCTGGTATTTCCTACTACCACGGCAAGAATTCTAAGTGTGACAAGCTCAGGCGACCAATGGTGTCGGCGATCCGATCCTCCGGCGTGCGTGGCGTCACCCAATCGGTATTCCGCGACGATTACATAAAGGGTGGCGGTCGTGAATTGAAATCCATCCTTGGCAACCACTACGCGTTTCTCTGCGTGTCGGCCGCTCTGTATATTCGCGACTGGACAAGACGTACAAACAATGGTCCGATTGCCGTGGTTCTTGAAGATGGTCAGCCCAACGTGGAGCATGTTGCGAGAGTAATTCATGAGCTGTTAGGCGCTGATGTTGTTTCGGTTGCGTCTGCTGGCAAGCGTGATTTTCTTGGACTACAGGCGGCTGATTTTCTCGCACACCACACGGCGGCGCTGGATGTCGGTTTGGCCTGGGTCCAACCCATGTTGGGCGATGGACCTGGACAGGTCATGTGGGGCCATCTTGAGCCAAGAGGCATCGCGACCATGACGAGAGGAATGAAACGCGTTCTGGGTGAGTATCGGCACAAAAAGAAGCAGCGCAAGCGGGCGGCGAAGGCAACCAACAAGAAGGATGCCTAGTATTTCTTAAGCACATGGACGTTTAGATGTTGTCGCTCCATCATTGAGAGGCTATTCGTGGTACCGTCGTCGAACAAGGGACATTTGCCCGCGATGGCTGGTCAGAGACGCCGCTATCGATTCGTTATCGATGAGTCGTTCACACCGGACACGTTGCCGATGTGGCGTCTCGCCGAGTACATGACTGACATTGCCGATCTACTCGGCGAGAAGCCCTACGTGCATTTTGTCGAGGTCGAAAACGGGAGCACGGTTCTCGTGCAGGACGTGGAACACGAGGCGTATCCGAAGGTCCGCACGCGGGTCCACGATGTTAAACGCGGCGAGGGCGCGCCCGATGCGCGCCGCGCGTATGACACGCTGAATCGTCGGCTGGCTACTGACAATGCGTCGGGCGTGCTCATTGAAGAAGTGGAGCCCAACGAGCCAGCCGCGCGTGTGCTCGACTTTCCAGGTCGCAGAATGTTCGTTGAATCGGAATACGGACCGTTGACCCAAGCCGGGGCGTTGCAAGGTGTCGTGATCATGGTGGGTGGCGAGAGCGACCCAGTTCCAGTTCACATCGAGGACGGTAATCAAATCTACGTCTGCCGAGCCAAGCGCCAGCTCGCCAAGGAACTGGCCGTGCACATCTTCGGCCAACCGGTACGCGTCGAGGGCGACGGCCGCTGGTTTCGCGATGCGATGGGGATCTGGATCATGAAAACGTTCCAGATTTCATCGTTCGTCGTACTGGAAGATACGACATTGAGCACCGTAATTGCGACGCTTCGACAGATGCCCGCCAAGTGGAAGGACCAGCCGGAAGCAATGACGACGCTGAAGGCGATCCGAAGCGGCGAAGCCTAGGCGCGTATCATGCCCGTTGCCTTCGACTCCGACGTGCTGTCGCTTGCTCTGAACCCGTCACCTAGGCCGCGCCACCTGCCGCCGATTTCCCTTGACACGCGATATCCCGGTCTGTATATGATGGCTGCATGACCAAGACGACCTACCGACCCCTGCCGCGCCGGCATTGCCTCCGCTGTGGCTACCGCTGGATTCCGCGGACCGATATGCCGGCCATCACCTGCGCCCAGTGCCGCTCGCCCTACTGGGACAAGCCGCGATTGGCGACGCGAGAAAAGCGCGTCAAGGCGACCTCATGACCGGCGAGCACGTCGTCACGTGCGCGTGGTGCGCGCACGCCCGCGCTGCCGCAGGCTTCGCGCCGCGTGTCGTCGGTCATTCCAGCATCCCACACTCACACGGCATTTGCTGTATGTGCGAAGCGACATTCAATCAAGGCGGAGGAAGCCATGACGCCAGACCAGATTCACATGAGGCTGCACGACCAGGCACAACGCCTTTCGAAGCGGCTAGCCGTGACTGAGGCGGAACTCCTGGCCGAGGACCGGCGCGAACTCCGGCAGATGGCGTGGACGGCGGGCTGGTGCCTCGCGGTGGGGATGGCTGTGGCTGGTATCGTATGGCTGCTGGCGCGGGGGTGCGCGTGATGATTCGGTGGGCGCTCTCGCAGTGGGCGCTGGCTGGGCTGAGCGTGATCAGTTTCTTCGTGGGCTTGACGGTAGCCGCGAATATCCAGATGGGTTTATGGCCGCCACAATGGGCGATCACGGGATTCATCCTCACCTGCGTCAGTTGGGTGGGCGTGACGATCCTGACCTACGAGACGCGACAGGCGCGGCGCGAGGTCGCCTCGCCGATTCATCGGGTAGGTGGCCAGTAAACACGACGAGTCGATTGTGATGCTGCGTCGTGAGATAACGTCGGGCCGATGCCATGTGGGCTGTGGTGTTTCTGCTGGTGGCCGGCGCCGTGGCGGTTACTGGAGTGCTGGCGCTGTTGTGGTTTCTGCATGAGGGGGTGTGATGACAACGGACCTCTCGGATCTCGCGGCATCGATGCACATGGCCGACGCCATCCTGGCGCTGGCACGGATACAGGCGGCGCGAGATGGCCATCCTATCCCGCAGTCGCTGGCGGATCTCCCAAACGTGGAGGAGCGGGCCATGCTCACGGACGCGGTGACGTTGGCGCTCGGTTGGCTGGACCGCGACACGCGCGTCAAGGCGGTACAGGCGGCGGACGCGGAAGCGAACGACGGGTGGGATGTCGTGGCCGAGCGGAAGTGGATGAGCTTGCATGATGTGGCCGTGCTGCGCGGGTCTCTGGGGCGGGCGTGTGCGCGGGCCTACATCCACGCGCTACTCGGGAGGGGCTGATGGGACCGAGTGATCGCTGCCCGCTTTGTGGCGAGCTGTGCGGAAACCTCTGCGAAGACCTGGCGTTCTCCTGCCCGCGGTGTGAGGGGCCGAGCGAGGATGACGAGTTCTGCCGGATGTGCGTGCAGCGGCGGGGACACGACTGGGATGACTTCGACCCGGACGCGCTGCGCGCCGATGAGGCCGTGGCAGAGCATGAGGGGAAATAGATGACAGATCACTATCTTGCGGAGGGGGAGCCATGACGCCGCGTGAATTGCGTGCGTTGAGGCGGTCAATCTGGGCGGGATGTCGCGCTAGTGTGCGTGACACATTGTTTCCACGGGACGTTCAGATCATCGCTAATGTCTGGTACGACGGGTATCGGCGGGAATGGCAAGGCCCGGAAGTCTCGCGCGAGTGCCGGCGCATTGCAGCAGCGGCGGCATCGGCGCTGAAAGACGCGGAATTGGAGGATCAACCATGACGACGCAGCCTGAATCGATGGCGTGGAACTTTACGAAGGGGGCATGATATGAAGGTTGGAGAAGCGTTCACAGGGGCCTATCTCAAAGCGGACACGTTCATGGGAAAGCGCGTGGCGCTGACGTGCGACCACGTGGAGATAGAGAAGGTGGGAGAAGACACGAAGCCGGTGCTCTATTTCGCCGGTAAAGAGATGGGGTTGGTGTTGAATAAGACCAACGCCAACATGATCGCCGAGATTGCAGGCGACGACGAAATGGACAACTGGAAGGGTGTGAGGATCGCGCTGTACGGAACCAAGACCGACTATCAGGGGAAGCGGGTCAATGCCATGCGGGTCGATTATCCGCCGACCGCTGGTGCTGCTCAGAAGCCGCCGCCTCCGCCGGAACCGGTCAGTGACCTGACGGTGGATGATATCCCGTTTTAGGGTGACATGATGAAAGTTTACGAAGCCTTCCGTGACGAGCGGGCGATGACGTCCTCGCAGCAGGGGCTTGAGGCGGAAGCCGCAACATGGGCATCAAAAGCTCGTGGCCTGCTCGTCACCGATACGCAAAGCTATGTGAACGCCAGTCATCTTCTGACGAGCGTGAAGCACTTTCGCGCCGCCATCGCCAAGTTCTTCGCGCCACACATCGCGGCGGCGATGGAGACGAAGCGAAAAGCCGAAGCGGCACGCAAGGCGCTCGTGGACGAACAGGCACGCATGGAAGGGCCGCTTGTCGAGGCCGAGGGCTCATTGAAGCGATCGCTCTTGTCGTGGGACGCGACACAAGAGCAGCGGCGAACCGAGGAAGAACGTCGGTTGCAAGCCGAGGCGCGACAGCGGGCAGAAGCCGTCACGCTGGAGGCTGCGGCGGCGCTGGAGGCGGAAGCGATTGCGACCGGGGATGCGGCGATACTGCAAGAGGCGCACGACATCCTTGAGCAACCGATGGACACGCCCGTCGTGGTGGTGAAAAAGGCCATGCCAAAGGTTGAGGGCGTCACGTATCGGGACAACTGGAAAGCTGCGGATGTCGTGGATGTGAAGGCGCTGGCGGCAGCGGTGGCGGCTGGAACAGTCCCGACGACGTTTCTTCTGCCGAACATGACGGCGCTGAATCAATTCGCGCGAGCCACAAAGGGGACGCAAGTGATTCCCGGCGTGAAGGTGTGGAACGACCGTCAAATTGCGGCGAGGCCGACTGCATGACTGAGACGCTGATGCCCTATTGGCTGATCTGCGAAGGGGCCTGCAATCCAAATCTGGCGGAGATCGACCGGCAGGTGCAGTGGTATCCAGTCTCGGATCGTTGCCCGCGCGGCGAGGACGTGTTGTGGGTTCGGCAGCGGGCGCTCCGCTATCAGCCCCACGCCGTCTCGGGGCATATTGCGACGTGTGACGTGTGCGGCATGAAGCGACGGTATGGCGGCAAGCGATTCTAGCTATGGGGCCGCGTGCGCAATGGACGAAAGGCCGTGCCTGGGATGGGCTGGGCGCGGATTCAGCGGCGCGGCTCCATTCGAGTAGGGCATCAGCTCCGGCCGGGTTGCTGGGACCCCGCGCCCCCGCGTGGGGATGTGACGAAGCGGGGCTGGTGCCCGATGAGGTTGCGGCGGCGCGGTTGGCGGAGCAGAGGCCAAGGTGTGGAACCGGACTGGGAACTGCTACCCAACGCGAGGTAGGACCGGAGTCGGGGCGCCGGGTGGGGAATCCGGCCCGCGCCGCTCGCAACGTGAGAGGAGACAGCCATGCCGTGCCTAGCAATTCTAGACAACGCCGGAGCAGTCGTAGGCCATCTTTGTCGGCCGGGCGGGACCGTTCGTCAAATTGGCAAGCGGCGGCGACGGTTCTGGTGCTTCAAATGTCGCAAGCGTCTTCTGCACCAGCGCATGGCGATCATTCCTGAGCGTGGCTCCTACTATGAACCGAACTTTTGGTGGGAATGCCCGCAGTGTCACGAGGAGAACGTCCTGTTTCCTGGCTGGAGTTGGACTGAATGACCCCGCCCATCCCCGTCTTTGCCGGCCGCGTCGATGCGCGAGGCTGCTTTCTGACGCTGGAGCAGCAGCCGCGCTTCCTCCGCTGGCTGTCCCGGCTGGCCGGCGAGCGCGTGGACCTTAGCGTCCGCAAGCATCAGAGCAAGCGCAGCCTCGACCAGAATCGGTACTGGTTCTGGGCGATGGGGTTTCTCGCGCACGAGACCTGGGGCGAGGATGATGCCGACGCGAGGGAACGGATGCACTACTGGCTACTGATCCAACGGTTTGGCGCGCAGGACATCGGCGGCTATACGGTGCCGAAGCGCACAAGTCGGCGGTTAAGCACGGCCGAATTCTCCGAGATGATCGAATGGATGGTGATGTTCGCGGCGCGTGACCTGGGCGTCGTGGTGCCGCTCCCGAATGAGATCAGCCTGGACGCCTACGACGAGGGGGCGGCATGAACTACGACAATCTGGCGCTGGCGAAGCCTCGGCCCCGCGCGTCAGAGAAGGCCAGCCGGGACCGCCGCCAAGCAGGGGCGCGCCAGGCGTGCGTCGAGGTCGTCTGGCAGCGGGCCGGCGGGCGCTGCGAATGGTGTGGGTATCTGGTCTATCGGCCGGCCGATGCACCGAGCGCCTTGCGAATCGGCCATGTGCATGAGCCCGGGAAACGGAGTCACGGGGCCGATCCGACCGACCCCGAGCAGTGTGTGCTGGTCTGTGTTTCCTGTCATATGGCGGCACACTGTAGATGGGAAAAATGAAAACCATTATTAGGTCGTTGCGTGAAGGTGAGCGCCCGCCAGAGGGTAAGCCGAGACGTTATCGTAACGGCGCTGGTTATATCCGGCTAAGGTGGTTGGTTGGGCTGAGAGAGTACGTGGAGTGTTATGAGCACCGTTTTGTGGCTGGATTGACTACCGAAGCTGTACACCACATTAATGGCCGGCGGTCGGACAACAGAGAAGAAAACCTACAGAGCATGAGCCGGGCTGATCACGGCAAGCACCACAACCCGAAATCATACAGCCCGGAAGTGCTTATTGAGCGCTATCGAGACTGGAAAACCACAATCGAGCTCGGGCGAGAATTCCATTTAAACAGGGCCACCATTTCAAGAGCCTTAAAAACTGCGGGTGTGAAGGCTAGAACGTCGGTGGACTACAAGTCGCTCGCTTTACCGATTGACCTCGTGATCAGACTTTACAAACGAGGATGGGGAACAGTAGTAATTGCGCGGCTGTTTGGCGTCACGCCTAGCACGGTGAATCGGCGATTAAGGGATAACGCTATCCGCATTCGCAGGCCTGGCCGCCACCTTGTGAAAGAAGTTGTGGGCCACAACGCGGCGCATGGGACCATCGTCTACCAGCGGAGGACGTGATGAGCGAACCGATTGATCTGGCGGCGCTGCGATACGACGACAAGTACTGCTGTGACTGCGGGAGCTGTTCTGTCTGCCACTGGCAGGCCTTGGCGCGGGTGGCGGCCGACGCGATCGAGCAGAAGGACGCGGCGCTAGAGCACGCTGACGGCGTTCTACATGATCTTCGGATTCACACTACGCCCGATGGTGTGTGGCGCTTTGCCAATAGCGCCGACTTGCGAATCTGTCATGAGCGCGTAGAGGTGGCTGATGGCAACCTAACGGCGGCTTGCCTCGACTGCGGGCTTGCCGTACTCGGACTTCCCGCTCGACACCCACTTGCCCCGCGCTCAGTGGTTGCTGATTCATCCGGGCGAGGACGGGGTGCTCTGTGCTAACTGCATTCTGAAGCGTGCGGCACGGATCCGCCGATGCACGGTGGCGCATGTGATTCTGGAGATTGCTCCATGACTGACAACCCGACGGCGGCGGTGGCGCGGCTGGAGCAGGAGAACAAAGAACTGGCGCGCGAGGCGCTTCAGCTCGCTGCCGAACGTACGTTCATTCTTGGGAATGATATTCCTGAGACGGTGGAACGGGCGCGGGCTGTGCTGGTACAGCGCGTGAGAGATGCCGAGATTAGGGCAGCATCGTCGGAGAGGGGATTCTGCCTTTACCGCCGGCTTGTTGGGTGCATCATCGAAGCGTTGGAATTCTACGATAGCGATGACGGCCACAACGATCTAGTGCTAGCTGGAATTATTGCAGGGGCTAAACAAATCGAAAGCGAGAAGGAGCAGCGCGATCAGGAGAAGCAGGGGACCGACCATGAGTGACGACTTGACGGCGGCGGTGGCGCGGCTGCGATATTGGGCTGCGAGAGATGATGTCGGACGCGGCGGGGAGTACAACACCGCCGGCGCAGCCGTTGATGTGGAGGCCGTCTGCGCCGCGCTAGAACAGGCACAGCAGGAGATCGCGCGGCTACGAGAGCGAATCGCCCACAACGCCGACGAACTCGAAACGGCGCTCACGATGAGGAGGACCGCGTTAGGCGGGCTGACGTATCTGGAGTGCCCGTGCTGCGGAGACGAGGGCGCGGCGTCAGATGGCGAAGGCGGGTTCGTCGACGGCCAGC